TCGATGCGGACGCCGACCACGGCCTCCCGCTTGTGGTCGTACTCCGTTCCGACTGGGTCGTTGGTGACGTCAACGAGCGATGCGCCGACCGCGTTCGTCTTCCGGAGTTCGGCAGTCCGTGACCGAATCCCCCCGTCGAAGAACTCGCTCTCGTCGCGGTCGATGCGCTGGAGCGGCGTCGTGGTCGCGCCGACCACGCTCCCGAGTTGGGTGAGCGTCCAATCGACCTCCGAACTGGTCACGATTTGACCTCCCGGCGAAGCCAGTTCTGTGCGTCACGAATCGCCCGACTCTCGGGAATCCCCCCTGTCTCGCTTCCCCACTCGACCGACTCCGTCGTGATCCATTGGTCGATACGGTCGTAGTAAAAATGCAGCACGGGGTCGCCCTCGATGGTGTGCGGGCTCACGCCGAACTCGAACAACGCGGTCAACTCCGGCCACTCGACCCGGACCGAGACTGAGGCGTCGTCGCGGTCAACCGATAGCGAGGCGTCCTGCCAGATGTGGTCGATGTCGTAGTCGTTGCGCGAGGCGTACGCTTCGAAGTTCTGGCGGGCCGTCTGCTTGAACATCGGCCCGACCTCCTCGCGCATCGTCGTCTCCACGTCGTCGAGGACCGCGTCGCGAAGCGCGTCTTCGAACCCGGAGTCGAGCGTCGTCACCGGTAGACCTCCAGTAGGTCGTCTGCCTTCCGTTCGAACTCGTCAGCGAGCGACTCGACGCTTCGGACGCGTGCGTTTTCGGGGATCTGCACCGCGGCTTCGTCGACGAAATCCGACGCGGCGCGGAACGCGACCGCGCGCCGCACGTTCTGCGGGATGCCCTCGTGGCCGTAGCTCCACTCGACGTAGACCGCGTTCGCGAAGCTGTCAAGAACGTACTCGTCGTCCTCATCGTCCGCGAGAAGGTTCGTGGTGTCGAGGTAGAGCCGACTCCAGCCGCCGTTGTTCACGCGGAGGTAGTAGTCGTCGCCGAGCGCGTCCGGCCACGACCCGCCCTCGTACTTGGTGGTCCAGTCCTCGTAGCTTCCATCCCCGGTGCGAACGAGGAGTTGGGAGATGGAGTCGGCGTCGCGACGTGCGAGCTCGATCTTCGCATAGCTCCCCTGCGAGGTCTTCGGCGCAGGTCCCTCGTCGTCGACGATGACCGCCGACGACGTTGGGATGTCCTCCTCGTCGTCACGGGTCTTCGGCGTGGTCGGGATGTCGATCTGGTTGGCTTCGTCGAGGATCGCCGCGCCGTCGGGAGCGTACCAGTGGCGTTTCAGCGATTTCTCCAGCGGCTCGGTCTGGGCGGTGATTGCGTCGACGGCGAGTTGTTTGTCCTGCTGGATGTCCCCCGGTAGTTCCGCGTCTTGGAGTGCTCGCCGGAGGTCCTCAAGCGTGCAGTAGCCCGTGTCTGGCATCGCTGGCTACCTCGGGTTATTCCGTACTTCGATGCTGTACGTACAGCCGTTGCTCGACGTGGCGCGGACACCCTCGCACTGGGGAAGGTCGACCGTATAGGTCGTTGTCTCCGAGAGCGTCTGCGCGTCGGCTTCGTAGGTGGCGGCCGCGCCGTCGAACTCGATGGTCAGCGTGTCGTCGGCGTTGCCTTCGAGGTCCTCCAGCGCGACGCAGACGACCGGCGTGTGGTAGCCCCCGGCGCTGGCGAAGTCGAACTGGACGGCCTCACCAGCGGTGAGACTCTCCGAGTCCGCGAGGACGGCGGCCGCATGCCAAGCGGGCACGAGTTAGTCCTCCGCGAGTTCGTCGCGCCGGTCGTCGACCGCTTCGAGAACGGTGTCGCTGGTTTCCGCGGCTTCGACCGCGTCGAGGTAGTCGTCGAGGTTGCCCGCTGTGACTGCCTGCGCACGGTCTTGGTAGTCGTTGGCCAGCCAGTCGGACTCCGAGAAGCCCTCGCCAGCGAGCGCCTCGCTGGCAGCGCCGTTCGACTCGCCAACATCCGGGTTGCGGTCGCTGTCGCCGCCCTCGACCTCGAAGTCGGGGTGGTCGGCGAGATAGCTGGCGAGCTCCTCGTCGATGGTCTTGGTGTCGCCGGGGTCGAAGCCCTCGCCAGCGACGCGGTAGTGGCCGCCGTCAGCCGTATATGTGGCTTGTGGCATCTTGGGTCACCTCACACCGCGATGTTGTTGATGAGGACCGCGCCCTCTTCGTCTTCGACTTGGAAGTCGTCGCGAGTGCGCATGAAGTAGCGGGCGAACAGGTCGTTCTCGGCGGTCTTGTCCGTCGCGTCCAGCACCTCGATTTCGGTGTCGCGCCAGACCCCGTAGATGAGGTTCTCGGGGTAAGTGAACAGCGCCGTGCCCTCGGGCCAGCCAGCGAACCCGTAGACGTCGTAGTTGAACGGCGTCAGGTCGTCATCGCTGAAAATGACCGCAGCGCCGAGCGGGTCCTCACGCTGGGTGAGTTCGTACTCCCAGTCCTCGATCTGACTGAGGTTCATCATGTAGACGGGTTCGTTCACCGTCGCCGACCGCTTGAACCGGTTGGGCAGCGCCGCCCGCGCCTCGTGGAACAGCGACGTGTCGATTGCGCCGCCAGCGTGGTCGTAGGTGTTCGTGTCCGTGCGGTTGTTGAGGAGTTTCAGCCAGCCGTCGTTCTGGCTGAGGAACGCCTGCGTGTCGCCGCCCGACGCGTCAGCGGTGTCGCCGTTGATACCGAGGTCCTGCGTGTCGACCGACCACTGACGCGCCATCTTGTCGAGCACGATCTCGTCGACCTGTCCGATGGTGTCCTCGACGGTCTCCCGCGGGAGGTCCCACGACAGCACGCCCTTCTCGGCGTCCATCTCGATACCGTCCGTGTTCACCTCCGCGCTACCGCCGCTGGTCCCTTCCTCGGTGCCAGCGCCGCGGCGCATGCGTTCGCCGACGCCGATTCGGGCGAGCTCCATCTTCGGCCGCGGGAGGATCTCGGTGCGGACCATGTCCATCAGCATGGATGTGTCCTGCACGCGCCGGTACCAGTCCTCGAAGAGGTCGCGCGGCATCACGCCGCCCGAGAGGTCGCCCGGCGCGATGTCCTTCAGCGCTTCTTCGTTACTCTTCCGTACACCCGTCATGCCTGCATAGTTTGCGTTCATCGGCTACCTCCCGTGACTTCGCGAGCCTTGCTCTCCGGGATGAAGTACGCCTGCCGTTCGCTGAGGCCCTCCTCATCGTCACCGCCTTTCTCGGCGCCGCCGAGTTGCTGGGATTCGGTCGCGCCGGTCTGCTTGCTGATCGCGTCGATGCGCTCGGCCTGCTTGTCGACGTCCTCTTTCAGCGCCTTCGCCCACTCGGGCGCGTCCTCGAACGCGTCCTTCTCGCCACTGTCGGCGTCGAGGGCGTCGTCGAGTCGCTTGCTTTGTTCATCGATCTGTTCCTGCAGGTCCTTAGCCCACTCCGGGGGCTCATCGTTTCCGTTAGTCATCGTGTCGCTGGCGGCAGTGGTGCCGCCATCGTCGTCCGGCGTGTCGCCGCCGGGAGCGTCTTTGGCAGTCGATCCATCTTCGGAGGGAGCGGCCGACGCAGTACTCGTTTCGCCGCCACCGCCGGTCAGCGTGTTGAGGAATGCTGTCGCGGCGCTCGTCAGCTTGCTCTTCGCGCCCGGCTCGCCCGCGCCCTCGACGTTGATGCCGCGGTCGAGGACATCCCACAGCCGTGCGGCGTCCTCCTCGCTGTGCCCGCGCTCCATCGCTTCCTCGATGAAGCCGTCACGATTCCCGAGATGGTCCGCGAGGCGCTTCTCCGCAGTCGCCACTTTCGCCTTCGACGTCGATAGAATCTGGGCGTCAGGCACCGCCGGGATGTCGACCGCGCTGACCTCCCGCATGATGCCGTCCGTCAACTCCCAGTACTCCTCTACGTCGACCTCGTCGGGGACCGAGACCTCGTCGGGGAGGTCGCCGGGGTCGTCGGCGGTGTACGTCCAGTCGACGTTCACCGCGCCGATAGAGTGCCCGCCGAGGATGCCGTCCTCAACGAGGCTCCAGAGCTCGTCGTCGTGGTAGCGCCACGTCTGCACCCACGCGCCAGCGTCGACGGTTTGCCCGCCGATTTCTTCGGCGTCGTCGAGGACCTCGTTCCGTTCGAGCGTCATCCACTCGCTCGGCCAGACGGCATGCATCACGCCGCCGTCCGCCTCGCCGACATCGACGAACGCGTCGAACTGGGCGGCGAACGCCTGAATCGTCTCGGGGCGCTCCCAGTCGCCGTGATGGTCGACCGTCCACGGCACCATGACCACGCCGGTCGCGGTCTGGGCGTCCTCGTCTTTCTGGACGTAGTCGACACGCTTCTCGTACGATTCTCCTCGCTGGTTGGGCATCTATCAGTCCTCCTTGAGTACGAACCCCGTGTTGGGGTCCGGCGGGTCCTCGACCGCTGCTACACTGATGAGATCGAGGTCTCGCAGAACGGGTTCGTCGTTGGTCATACGTCATTCCTCCTCGTCGTCGTCGTTGGCGGCGTTGTCGGTGTCGGCGTCGAGGTCGTTGGCACGACCGGAGGAGATGACGCCGCGCTTTTCGCCGCGCTCTTTGTCACTGTTCGATGTCATCGTAGAACTCGGGTCCCGGTCGTGCCTCGCACAGGGAGCCGGGATACTCCCCGCGGTCATCAGCAGCTATCGGTTAGTCGTCGGTCGGTGCTGCGGCTCCGATCTGCGGCCAGCCCGTGGTGTCGGTTAGCTCCTCGTAGACGTAGTCCCACTTGATGTGTTCGTGGTGGTAGGAGCCGTGACTGCTGGCGTTTTTCAGGCCCGCCCACGTCTCTTCGGAGACGTCGAGGTAGACGTAGATTCGGTCGACGGGGTCCCCGTGGAACCGAATGTAGAGGTCGCGCGTCTGCCGGTCATAAAGCCCGGCGACGAGATTCGAGGAGTCGAACTGCATCATGTCGACCCGCGTCTCTTCGGGCGACAGCGGATCATCCAACTCGACCGTGACGCCGGGGCGTTCACCGACCTTGTTCTCCGCCGGTGGTGCGGCTTCCGGGCGACCTGTCGCCGACTGAATGGCTGACCCGCCGGGGTCGTCGTACTCGCTGCCGACGTTCGCGACCAACGTCTCCCCATCGACCGGATGGTCGTCGGGGAGCGGCTCCTCACCGATCATCTCCAGCGCCCGGTCGACCGGCACCGCGCCACGGACCGCCTGAATCTTCGTCCGGGCAGTCCGCGCCTCCTCGGCAGGCCGGTCGGCCCCTCGGAGCTCGAAGTCGATCGTCCACTCGTCGACGCCGAGCGCGGTCTGATGGAGGATCCGGTACAATCGCGCTTCGAACTTCGCTTGCTCGGGCGCGATAACGTCCTCGGCGAACTCGCGGACCTGCGCCTCACTGTTCGACCGGTTGCTCGTGCTGGTGACGTTGATGAGGATCGGCGGGACCTCGTGGACCTTCGCAATCTCGTGCTCGTTGCGCTCGCGGAACGCTTGGAACTCCATGTCGTTCGAGTCCGTCGCCCCCAACGGCTCGAACTCAATCTCGACATCACTCCCGTCCTCGGCCTCCAGCGGCGTTTGCTGTTCAAACTCGTCGACCTCGAGAATGGCCGTTCGGTACGGTTCGCCTTTCAGGTTCTGCTGGAGTTCCCGGAGCTGGTTTTTCGACTCCTCGGTGAGGGTGCCGCCGGTGACTTTGATGGCGTAGTGGGGGATGCCGAGGTTGTCGAAGATGTCGTGGTTCCACTCTTGGGCGGCCTCGTCGGCGGCCATCGTCCGCATCGCCGCGACCCAGTCCGGGATACCATAGTAGAGACTGATCGGCGAAGGGTTCGGGATGAAGATGAGTTCGTTCGCTGGCTCGTTCTCAAGGGCGTCGGCGCTGTTGGCGACGTCGCCGGTCTCCTTGTCGACAAACGTCGGGTCGTCGCCGTAGCGGTCGCCGGCCTCGCCGAAGTACCGGCGGCGGCCTTGCCGGATCTGGACGTAGCCGTGGCCGCTCAGGATTTCCTCTTGCTCGTCGCCGTCAGCGGTTTCGACGGTGGTGGTGGTCTTGCGGACGCGGACGGTCGTCGCGGGCACGTGTGCGAGGCCGACGGGGCTGCCGTCGCCTTCGACGAGGATTTCGAGGGCGGCCCAGCCGACGCCGTGGTAGTCGAGCCGGGCGAGTTCGAGGACCTCCTCGGGGGTTGACGCGGCCGTGCCCTCAGGGCCGATCTGCCAGCGCGAGTCACTGCCGTGCCAGAAGTCGTGGACTGTCTCGTGTGGGGTGCCCGCGCCGGTGTCGGGGTCGTCCGCGCTCGGATGAGGAGTGATGTCGAAGCCGTAGCCGACTTCGTAGCGCGCTTTCTTCCGCAGGCACGCTTGATGGGTCTCGTTGAGCTCTTGGAACGCCGCGAGCGTCTCAGGGTTGTACGGTGGGACGATGCCGCGGCC